TCGGTCGGGTCGACTGGCGTTTCCTCCGTGCCCCGCGAAGCAGCCAGCGCGTCATGAGCTATCAGGGCGAACAGCGTGGCGATGCCGTAGTCTTCGCAGCAGTGGCCGTCGTACTTGTCGCCGGGGCATCCACATTCGCATGGTTCCCTCACCGTCTCAATGTCATCGTCCGTCATTTAGCTGCTCCCCAAGAGTTACCAACACCAATATCGATCTTGAAAGGAATAGTCCAGCCTATCTCTACCAATGGACGGTTCTCCATTACTTGTCGACAGACCGTGCTGTATTCATCCACGTAGGACTCCTTTACGTCGCTGACGATGTTATCGTGGACAGTAATTAAAATAGCGGCACGTTTAGGATCAATTTCCCTTTGCAGCACAATAACAGAACGTAGTGTGAAATCGCCTGCGGTCGACTGCGGTAGGAAGTTGAATGCCTCCCGAAAGATAGCGTTCGCATTTTCTTTGGTAATAAGGTGAAAGCGTCGCCTACGTCCGAAAGGTGATTCGACATAGCCACGCTTTCGCATATTAGCAATGAGAGTAGTTTTAAACTCTCGCACTGATGAGAAATTCTTCCATGCCCAATCAATATACTGTTGTGCTTCTTTCTCTGGAATGTCATGCTTCTCTCGGAATGTTGCGGCAGACTGTCCGTAGAACAGCCCGAAGTTCATGTTCTTTGCGCGACTACGTTGCTCTGACGTGAAATTCTCACCGTAAAAGTTAGACGCCGCAATACCATGCAAATCCAAGTCTTCATTGTAGATGCGCAATAACTCTGGATCTTGCGAGAAATAGGCGATGCACCGAAGTTCTGCCTGCGAATAATCTGCCTGTACTAGCAATCGTCCAGGCGAAGCTAGGAACAGAGAGCGAATGTCCGGTAGGTCCGGCTTCGTGCGAGTAATGTTCTGAAGGTTTGGATTGCGCGACGACAACCGTCCTGTGGTGGTTCCATGCATAAGCAAGTCCGTATAGATTTTTTCGTCTGGATCTTGAATTGCACGTTCAATCAATCCGACGATATATGTATCGGCCTGCTTCGCAAGTTGTCTAAAGCGCTTCAATTCCGTTGCGAATTGAATGATTATATCGTATTCGTGATCACCTTTAGTGATTCCTGCACCGTTGGTAAAGCGTCCTGCGATAATCTCGTTGAGTGCAGCGACATCAACAGACCGATCTTTGTCTGGTCTATCGCGCATAGCATGGACGATTCGCCAATCGTTGTAGAATAGCTTCGATGCTTGTAGAGGCGAGCGAGGTTTAAAGAGGGGATTGTCGATAATCTCCCTAAGAGAAGCTGTCAATCGACGTAGTTCAGGATTGACTTCCTCTTCCATCATGTCTGCGGCAGCCTGCACATTGTAGAAGAACCCCACAGGCTCGATGCGGGAGCATGCTTCGGCACCCTCGATTAGCAATTCTCTATAGGGGCGTTCAAGCTTTTCTTCTTTTACTTTTTTACTCAATAGTTCGTATAGCTGATATGTGCCCGCAACATCTCGACCAGCATATTCGTGAAACTCGTCGTAGTCGCGAACTACTCCATCCTTCTTAAATTGCTTGACTGAATTAGGTTCATAGTCAGGCCAGCCGAATTCCTCAGAAAGAAGGTACTCTAGTTTATGGTATCCGCCTTGTGCTTTTTCCGTTTGGCCACTACGCTCATCAAGATCATACGAGAGCAGTAGTGTATCTTCATCTATTCTGGCGTTGATTCCGTAGGTGTATCTGAGGATTTTAACGTCGAATTTTCCGTTATGCCAAAGGAAACGGTGATCTTCGGATTCAAGGAAGGGTCGTAACTCACTTCCCACAAAGCTGTCATTCTCCCACAACCCTCCGCGCTCTCCAAGAACGTAAGCAGTTCGTCCGTCAACACTAAATTGAATGCTGACGAGAGACGCTTTATGAGTAAGTCCACCGCGCGATTCGATATCGGCCGCGATGCATTTACTCTTACTGGAATGGAGATGATGTAAGAGTTGTCGAGCGCCGTCGGCATCTTCGATTACCTCTACTTTCGGGAATTTCGGTTCTGGTAAGGGATTGAAGGCTCGTCTAAAGTCTTTTTTGAGGTTTGGAAAAGTGCTATCGTCTCGGAGTACAAGGGCAGGGTTATTCGTAGCGACAACAATTCTCCCCTCTTGCTGAATACGGTAACCACGGTATTTGTCGATTGCGCCGCGCCCAATAAGGAGATTAACCGCTTCGCGTCCCGCAGCGATAACAAGGCTAATACCGTCGAGTTCGGATTTAAGTCGCGGAGCACATGCCTTAATTGCCGCCGGAGGTACTTCACCCTCATCTGGCGCACATAGGACCGTATTAGTGAGTAGAACATCTTTACGATTTATCCCCTGCTCATTTAGTAGGAAATCTAAAACTTTACCTGAAGGTCCGGAGAATGGCTTGCCTGTACGCGATTCATGATAGCCCGGACTTCGACTTACAAAGGCTGCCACAGGTTTGCCGATTGCCTTAATTGTTTGGGCGCACGGCTTCTTCAGTAGCGGACACTCTTCGCAATTAGCGTGTGGTGCTTTTGGCTCAGGCATCACGTAATGCGTACTTCACGTCAGCGAGTATGCAGCGTAGTAGAGTAACTTCGGTTCTTAATCGTCCGTTATAAATTAGAACTTCAACATGCCGTTCTTTCAGATCATTCTCTATGCGGAGATTCTGCACGGCCTCTACTTCTAGGATAATTAGAGCGGGAAGACCACAATTAGGGCAGGGTTCCCCATTGAGAACAGCACGATTAATGGATGAGCTATAGCTCCGACATCCGGGGCATTCCATTTTCTCGGCCATTATACTGCATCCACCCGAACTTGTCGTCGTAGGCTAGTGCGTAGTTCCCGCAGGTATTCTTCGTCAAATACCCAAGTGCCTTTACCCTCGGTGTGTCGGCGAGGTTCACTATCGAGCAGTTCGTCAATGAGCGCAACTACTTCGGGTAGCCTTGCTACAACCGTCTGAATACGACCTAGTGCTGCGCGACCCTGCTCATGCGTCCATGATCGTCCTTCACCCGGTGGGTTTGCGTCGTCGCTCGTATAGGCGTAAAGCGTGTGCAGCGCCTCCCGGATCGTCTCGATGTCGTTCATGGTAGCAAATCATCCTTCCATGCCAGATATATACACCACGCAATGAGTACCAAACCTACGATAATAGCTGCCCAGATCATATCGCGTCCATCCTAAACTTGTCGTCGTAGATCGGGAAGCGGTAACAGTCTTCGCATTTGCTGTACGTAGTTAGTTCGTTTCCTAGTACCGTAACGCGACGGCCATGGCCACACTCTACAACATGGTGAATCCGTCGAATGTCTAGTAATTCCCCTGATTTCACGTCGTATAGAGGTAACCTCAAAGCCATTGCGACCGATACTTCAATCTTGGCTCCGAGAGAGTACATCCATCCGGGGATCATCCAGAGACAATCGGACTTCATTACCATTTCGATGTCTTTGCGCATATAATACGCAATCTTATCTTCTTCTGCGATCATAGTCGGTAACTCTACCTCATGGGGGGATAGAACTTCGTGACCACGTTCGCGTAGGCGTACTGCCCATAATTCGAAAGTCGCGTAATTCTCTCCCGAGTATCCTAGCATCGGGCCAGATAGATAGCCCTTCATTTGCTTGCCAACCATGAAGCGAATTGAATGATCGTAACTATAACCACAGCGGCTGATATTGCGATGACAATTGCCATTTTATTGCACTCCACTCATTCTCAGAAATTGTCCCGTCCTTAAAGAGAGTACGATAACGCTCGTAACAATTCGAGCATCTAAGTGAGATGTTGGTCTTAGGCGTACCGCAACCAGCACATACATCGTATCCGTCGAAGAGGCGTTGTCGCGCCCGCCATTTTGCCCCATTCGAAATGGAGTATTCACGTTTACGTTGAATCGATGTGAGTTCAAGCATTACCTTTCGTAGTACCGTTTTGCGAATGTTTCCTTCGGTAGTCGTTAGAACTTTACGAATCGTGGTAGGACTCAATCCAGTCCTTTGGGCAAGTTCCCAAGCCCCAATACGATTGGTCGCCTCGACAAAGAACTGCTGTGCTACACGAATAGAAACATAGCCCTGATGTGACCCAGGGGATTGAATCTTATTCCAGTTAACGCACAATCTACATCGAGGGAGCGGTTGTCCCGCATATTTACCTTTTCTATGGAAATGAAAATACTTCTCGGTTGCTGGCAAATATTCCGGTTCTTCGTGGGCTGGACCTGTGCATCGTTTGAACAGGATTCTGTCGACGTACTTAAACGTACCATTCCTAATTTGAATTTCCGTGGGCTTCAAATCTATCTGTCTGATCCATCGCCCGTTAGTACATTTTCTTCTTGGCGCTTGTTAAGTTTGACTAGGTTGTATTCCATGACATCTTCAAGCTTGAATCCGAGCGATGTGCAGAGTTCTGAGATATACCACTGCGCGTCACCAATTTCACCAAACAACTTCTCCCGTCGATCCGTAGAGATAAAGCCACCCTCGTCTCTAAGAGCCTTCTTAACTAGATTGGCAATCTCCCCCGCTTCGCCATTGAGTCCCGTTGCACAATACGAAATTGGCAACCATTCTCGCAGATAGGCCGGATTTCTTAAGGATACCTCAACACCCGCCGGATAGATAGCAGTTGTCTGCGTTTGCTCTTGATATTCATTCGGTGTAAGTGTCACGATAACTCCGTCCAAATAAGCACGATTCCCGCGATACCCCCCACTACGAGCAATGCCAAGCCTGAAATCGGATCGATCGTTGAGACTAAAGTTCCCGCAATTATACAACCAAAGGTAAGCAGTACGCCTTTCATAAGCTTCTTGCCTTTTCTGTCAATGGATGTTGATGATATCCAGGCATGTTTTCTGCATATCCAATCAAATCAATCAGTGCCCTCACTAGTTCTGGTGCTAGTACAATTAAATCGGCATCTCCTTCTTTTGGAATGACTTCAGTAATTTGTCCTGCCATCCTAGACGAAAACTCATCTTCGTCGTGGACGCCGATCCAATAGTGCTCCATCGGCACGGGCCAATAAACCTTTGCCCACTGTCCGGGTGTTGCGGCATCTGCAATGCTTTGCAGTCGACTAGGATTCATGTTTCGTCCTCGCCGTACCTAGCCCTTGCTGCATTAACCGCAGTATTCAGAAGTCGCCAAGTCGTTTCGGCGATCACGATCGTACCATCGCTACACTGAATTTTGAGCATAACCGCGGGATACCCCAAATTAGTCGCGTCTTCTAAAATAATCATTTCTTCGATATCGCCTCTTTGCCACTGACTAGGATCCAGAGTAAGTAATTCATTTAGCGCACCGTCTCCGTCTAACGTTAGCTTCAGTGCTGTGAACATTTAGAATTGCCTATCTATAGGAATTATGATTTGGGGCTTTGGTGCTATTGCCTCGCGAGTTTGCTCCCTAGCCTGCTCCAAAAGAGCACGCATGTCATTGAGTTGCAATCGCTTGTACTCGATGTTCAAGTCCATCTCGTCCAGAATTTCAAGTCTGATCAGCAAGTTCATCATGGATTGAAGCTGCAACTTCATCGCCCATATAGATTCATTGCCGTGCTGTAACAAAGTAGGGTGAAGACCTAGTTTTGCCCATTCCGTAAATTCGTCATCGACCTGTGATTGCAGAGCCTTTAGTTGTTCTGCCTTCGATCCGCCTTTACTCACCTTCTATCTCCTTCCATATCTCATCTGCGAGATTTCTAGCGGTAACTGCATCCGTACTATCCAACACCGTTAGGGGATGGAGAAGATAGACACGCAATGCGTGATGAATGGTGATCCTCTCATGTTTCGAGAGGGTGCCCCACCTAGATTGCTTCATAGATTTTTCCCCTTCCTTGAGGAAGCACTCTGATATGGCCGCGTGCTTCTAGTGTTTCTTCAATCTCAATGATTTGTCTCTTGTTGAGATTCAATGCTCGCATCATCGTAGATCGTGTAGTACCAGAATGCGTCTGAATGTACCTATGGCATCTGTCGATTGTCTTCATAGCAATCGTCTGACCGACGTGCGTAATTACGTCAATCGTGTCCCACCCCCATTCTTGTACGTATTTGCAAGCTCTGCGGATATCGAGTTCTGTCACTTCAATTCTCAGTTCGTCCGGCTCCTGTCGCGTAGCAGCCGCAAGAATAGCCATCTTTAGCAATGACATAGATAACCGTTCAAAGGTCGGAATTGCTAGAGAGGGATTCGGTGCTTTTTCTGCACCCTCTGTGAAGCGGTCGTTGATATCTCCGTACAAGTCGTATGCCTCTTTATTCATGAAAGCTACTGTCTCGGCAGGCTCCATAGCTGGCAGACCCGCAATTTGAACATCTTCTTCTATCATATAGCGATGATACAATTCGTGCATCTTGGCATAGATATGTTGCTTTTCGTCTTGATTCTCTTGCGTAGGAGGGCCAAGCCGTCTTAATCGGGACTTATCAGTTACACCTGCGACTACCAAGAAGCGCGGCAAGAATCCCGAATGAACGAAATCTTCACCTACGGCTGTATAAAACTGATCTGTGATACCACCACCGAAAAAGATGAAGACCGGACTCTGCGCGTATACGGACTCTTTGGCTAGCACCCGCTTAACTGGAGTACCGTCATAAAGTTGCGTGAACAACTGCGGCATTCCCGCTTGGTACTTCTTGTCGCGCATTGAATTCATTAGACCCACTACTTCGTCTCGGTAGAACATCGATGTCCGTCCTGGCCTGCTTGACAGTTCCTTAATGATACCCTCAGCAGAACCATCTGTACCAAGTAGGACATCTGTATCTACGAATTCGAGGATGTCGATTCCTAAGCGCATTGCAGTTGTCTTACGGCAAAGAGTGGATTCCCCGAAAATTAGACCCCACAGGTTGGGGCGAACGGTGCCGAACGAAGTCTCTAGTTTTATATTCCCCGCCAAGAGAGAGGATAAGACGATGAAGACCGTAAGTTCATGGTAGCGCGGAACGGCATCGGTTACCTTCGTGCCCCATCGAATGTATCGTTCAATCAGAGAACTACCTAACTTGTAGTTATCCCCAGGAATAAGCTCAGGCATTTCAAACGGGACGGCATTACCGAGAACTGTAAAGTTCTTAAGTTGGAGTGCGGCCTTCTTAACTTCACGCCAAAGATAACGATCTGGTCGATTGTCAATCCGATATTTGTTAACGGTCGAATGGTACGCAACCGTGTACGTTTCTTCCTCGGTAAGTCCTGCTTCTAGGCAAATGCAGATAAGATTCCAAAGCTTTGAGGATCGCTCCCCTTTGACGGCATCAATCCCCCACACATGGGGAAATCCTCGTTCTGATAGTCGACCAAAGTGCCTAGCGATGATTGCGTCTGCATCATCAGCGACTTTAGGTACTGCTGCATCTTCGAGCTTATCTTCGTCACTTGCGCGAGTAAAGGACAGTTGATCAAATACATCGACCCCGAGAGTTTCCTCAAGCGCTCGTATTAGTTTGACTTTTGGCTTGCTCTTATTGTACTCAGGCTTAAAGTTCTGCGTAAATGGTACGCGCAGGAGCTTAGTTAAAGCCCAACCCGAATCTACGCCGTTGTCGCGATACTGAGAATATATGCGTCGAGAATAATCCTCAGCGATTTTTGGGTCGATATCTTCATCGACTCGCCACAGGGCTTGATATCTGCCGGGAGATGATTCGATTACCACCTGTGGTTTGGGTTCCACTATGTCAGGCGAGCAATCGTCTAGATCTGCCCATAGGACATGCCCTGATCTACAAGATTCCTTCGATCGTTCTTTTCGATTTAGTAGGTTAACCCCGAACCATACATTCTTATTAGACTTCTCTTTGTTAACATAAGCGAGAAGCTCGCTCTGCTGGAGAGGCCATTGGAAGAATCGTTGGCGAAAATCCCCTTTAACGGAGGACTCAGTTGCTATGCAAAGCCACCCTACCGTATCACCGAAAACAAGACGAAAGAAATCTAGTAGTAAATTACTTTCCTGCACCTGAACCGTTGGTTGAAATTACATGCGGCGGCGAACCATACTGTGCAATATGTGCATGCACCATATCAGATCGTTCTGACGTAGATGTATTTGGGTACAGGGCTTTAAGACTCAAAATGGCTTTGCCTATGTCTTCCTGCTGACTCATAGTGTCCTCGCTAGAGCACAAATATCTTCTACCTGACTACGCAGCCACTCCATAGGAGTCTGTTGTTTTGGCGGGAGCCCAGATCCAATTGAAATATCGTAGACTGGATAATGGGTATTGCTGGAATACGCATAGTTCTGATTCCAGTTCCAATTGTCGAATGTGAAATCAGGCATTCGTATCATCATCCCCGTTGCGTCCTCCGACTTGAATCAATTGCTTGGTCGTAGGCATGCGCTCCAAGAATTTCTCCATGAGGCCATTGAGCGATTTGAACTGTTCGCCAAAGCGCTTCTCGATGAAGAGGACATGCTCATCGAATCTCTTTTGCTGTGCTTCAAGATTCTCCTCGCGCACAGTCAACTTAGCGTCGCGTGCTGCCGACTCGGACTCAAATTCTGAGCGCTTCATCTGCAAGCCCACTAAATGCTCAGTCTCACGCTTCTCACGATCCCACTTTTCTTGCTCACGATCAAACTCAATCTGCTTTTTTGTCAGGGATTCTGTAAGCTTATTGACTTCAGCTTGCAAGCGATTTGTCTTAAGCAATCCTTGGCTATCACCCTTCAGTTCTGCGAGGGTAGCTTTAACCTCAGTGACTTGCTCTAGCAATTCATCGAATCGTACGTCTGTCGGAGTCTGCTGTTTACTAAAGAGTTTCACAAAACCTTCCTTTAGATAAGTAGGGGGCTACCGAAGTAGCCCCCTTTACTTCTTACTACTTAGAGTAGATCACTCCGCGCTGCCGATCCACCCGTAGGTGATCCCGCAGGCTTGACGCTCTTGACCGGATTGGTCCACTCGCCTTCGTCGTCCTCGTTCCGCTTGTAGAGTTCCTTGCCGACCCTAACAACACATTCCTTGCCGACAAGTTCATCCAGCTTCGTAATGTCGAAGCCCTTCGACTTGATCTTGGCCTCGTCATAACCAAGTGCGACGAGAAACCGCACGAACATCCCGAGGCTGCGATTGCGCTTACTATCGTCGGGCTGCTGCTCAGCGTTGGGCAGTGGAAAGTTCGTAAAGAACCGACGGTTCTCTACGCCCTCATCCTGTGCTGCAAACTGCACCTTAATCATCTGCACACCTGCTGGAAGCTTACCCGATCCAGAAGTTTCAACCACTTCTACCTCGTAGACCGTACTATTGTACGAGCCAGCGTCTACTGCGTCGAAACCACTAGCATCAGCGCCGGAAAGATCTAGAATGCTCACTTTGTTCTTTCTCCTTTTCTTTTATTTGGCTGGATGAATCATATCCCACATCATGGGGATGGTTGGACTATCCAGCTTGCCGCCAAGGACTCCCGTTCTGTCCTTAGCCATAACTCTACGTGTTTGGCCGAATTGGATTGTCCTGATTATCTCCTCCTCCTCGATTGTAGTATAGAGATATCCGACAATATCGATGAAGCCCGGTAGTTCCGTCTTCAACTTGCCAGAAAAGCTCGGAGAGTATTGAATTGCTCCGGTAATGTTGTCTTTATCAATGTCAAGCTGCGCGGTGAATATTGTGTTCATCGGTAGATCACGATACGCTCTAACGATTTTGCGCATGTGATTTCGAGCTTGACCCCACTCCTGAATCTGAGCAACGTCGGCGTTAGGATCGCGTCTCCGCATAATTTCACGCATGTCTAGATCGTGTAGCTCTGAGAGAGAGTCGATAGCCACAGTCTTATAGAAACCATCGTTGTCCGTTCTCAGTGTATTATGCACATCCACGACATCACCGATGGAACGTACCTGGATAACATCGATGTCCTTCCGATGCCTAAGGGTAGTTGTCCCACCCTCTACATCTAACATCAATATAGGCGAAGTCATGGGATGATCTTGGGCAGTACCCGCCAAAGTTGTCTTACCACTTCCGAACAGGCCGTAGGCGAGAACGTTGAGAAAGTTAATAGCGTCGGGAGTTGTAACCCGATCCGCTAGTGGCCCTTTATTGACTTGGCTTGGTGCCATCTACAGCTTCCTCAATTCTACGGAGCTTTGAATCGAAATGTTTACTAGATCGTTTGGAGCGGTGCCAACCTCTACGTCGTTTCTTTCCTTTTCCCTTCTGGCTTTTCGCCATCCAACCCCCTAACTATAATAGCGTTCAATTCACGTAGGGAATGGATCATACAGTAAGAAATCCCATTCACTTTGAAGAAAGTAGACGAACCACATCTTCGTGATGCACATCGCATCTCTTTGTCGAACTGTCGTAGTGGTCCGTGTTGCTCTGGTATTGGGTATTTATTCTGGGGTACAAGATCTTCGAATACATCATCAGGTACTTCGGTAAACTTCATCCAATTGTCATGATCGCAGGGTTACCTACAATCGGTTTCTCATTAAGCCATCGCGCCGTGTTATACGCAAAACCGACTTGGAAACCAGTAGCACCGCCGAGCCAATTATCAAATGTCGGCCATCTATCAACTACTGCGTCCCAACTTGCCGTCGCAGCATCTTTCTTCATGCCCCATAAGGATTCAATATCAGTGTTCTCTTTTGTGTAATAAAGCTCGATTTCCAGTGTACCCGGAGCCTCAGCCTCAACTAGTAGGAATGCTTTTGCAATACAATCTGCGGCTAGAGAATAGGCATCTTTTCCCGGTCGGGAGTAGATGGATTCGCCTTCAAGGGGTGAAGGCGCAGCCATAACACGCGCTAGTACGTCTTCGCGTGAAGCTTTTTCATTCTCACTCGGTTGATCTGCGTTACCGATTATTGTACCAAGTGCCCGATTTGCTGTAATACCCATGTTCGAACCGTCAGACATCCTTCTTCTCTCCTTCTTCATCTTGATTAGCTTCAGCGGCACCCACGAACATTCCCTTGTAGAAAGCACTCACCATCTTGATTGCGTCCGGTTCGGAAGCACCTTCCTCTTGCGCTCCGAGAAAGATCAAGTATGCTTGTCGCCCGAAATCAATCCACGTATTACGATCTTCGATGGAATTGATCGGATTCGCTGTCATTTTAGGTTCCTCCGTTAGCGAACACAAGTGCATATCGTCTTCCAACGTAACTTCTCCGCAAGGGCAAATGCGTATTCCGCCGTTCTTTAATTCTCCCCATGCGTACTTCATTATCGCCCACGATTCTGTTCGTAACCTTGGACTAACATTTCCTGCCAGTCACTACCATCGTCGTGCGCTAGACATGGAGCGCGGAAAGCGCACTTGGTACAGGACGACATGCCGGACGGGTGCTTATAGATCGGAGTCTTAGGATTTAGCATCTCTTTTGCTATAGCCTTAAGCTCCTTGAAGTGGGTATCGATCTGATGAGGATTGCGCGTAGCTATGTCGCGCTGAATGAAATTACCATCACCCATCCCGACCAAATACTCATAGTAGTTCTGAGCCTTCGGATCTTCGTGATACCAATCCTCTAGACCAAGTTCCTTCACACACTCTACGAACATATCAGCGGTCGTAGATTCTTGTGCGCGGTTAAGAGAAGGGAATCCATGACTAGTAATAGTCGGAGGTTTTGGATACGCCTTCCTTAGCGCATTGTAGAGAACCTCTTCGATGTGCTCCCACGGATACCCATACGTCCGCGCCTCATGGACCGAGGCAACGATATACGTAGAACACTGTGGATCGTTCTCCAACTTAAGGAAGTAGTCCTCGTCCACCTTGGCTGCTGTCTTATTCTCTAGTATCCCGTACTGTAGACGTGGCTCTTTGCGTTCGGGGTAGTAAATGATTGCGTCGCGCTTACCGCGAAGATGCGCTTCAAGTTTCTCACCGTAGTTCGGGGAATCTTGACGAACATCCTTAACGCTAAAACCAAGCGGAACACTGAATTGAGACTCGGCGGCGACTACTTCAAAGTCATCATTCTTCTTTGCGTACTCTTTGTAGAAAGTCATCATGCCGATTCCTAGATCACGATACCCTAGAAATTCCTCTTCATCCGCCTGTGGTAGTAGATCTTCCAATCCCCGAATCGTATATCCATCTTTAGTCTTTACTGGATTTGGATCATACGTTTCGTTCAGCATATCCTCTGGAACATGCCCACCCTTCCACTGCCATTGGAACCATGTCGTAAATGCTTCGACTGGATCACGCTTAAGCAGGGGATTGTAAGCTTTCTCCAAAGCCCAATGGATACCCGATCCATACCAGAGGTTCGGATTGATTCCGTGAAGTTCTACTCTACGGCGGAGATTACTTCTGGTGGGCGAAGACCACGACCAGTAGCGTCGACATCGCATGAACGACGCAACATCACTAGCATGGATGGGAATAATATCCCATTTACTAGGAATTATAATCGGTGCCCACGTCATCTGTTCTTCCGGCGTGCTTCATGTGCTCGTTTTCGCCTAAGCCTCTTTGACTTAGGTCGCGAATGCTTCGCACGGGGCTTATGCGCTTCGAAATTCCACCCAAAGATCGCATCGAGTCTAGCAATCCCCACCTTGTGGCTTTCCTGAGTAATCTTCATTCTAGTCGCACACCATAAAATGTCCATCGTCGCCGATTGGAATATCTTCTACACTAATGCGTTCCTTCTCCATGTCACGCTCTAGTTTTCGCGCTTCATGACCAAGTATCGCTAGACGTAGATGACGCTGAGCTTCCGTCATATTCTTGATGATGTGATCGTTACCTTCCCATCGCAAACAATCATCACAATGGTTAGTCCGATCAATGAGAGAATCGAGCATGTCAATGCAGACACGCAAAACTTCTTGCGTCTGCGTACCTTCATGCTCGTCGCCCTCTTCACGATTGACAAAGACTAATCGCAAGGGAGTACCATCACCGTCAAGCTGACGCAAATCGTAGATGTGTCCAGGTTCAACGACTTTCATCGGATTAAATCTTTCATATCTAGATTCTTGTAGAATGCCATCTCTACATGATGTGCTACGGCTTGGCGCAGATATTCCCCACGATCGCTGCGTCGAAAGCCTTCGATTAGAACGTCGTCGGCTAATTCAAATTCGAATCGAACGGATCGGCGTTCACGGGATCGTGTAAGGTGAACGGTAAGAAGCCTAAGCTCCTGTGCAAGATCCCCAAGGTCCAGTAGACCTTTACGCACTCTATGTCCCATCTTGGCCGCAGCTTGTTCAGCACTGATTCGCGCTTTACGTTCCTGCTCGACGGTATGATACAGTTTGTCGATCTTACTACGTTTTGAAACAACTATTGGAAGTTTCACTGACTCTTATACGCTTTCGTGTATGCTTCCTGAATGACTGGTGTAAACTCTTGCCTTACCCACTGTGCCGTCTCTCGACCAATCTCGTCCACCATCTCGTCTATCGTCTCTTGTAGAATGCGGGGAACAGCCATCTTCACTTGATGGCGAATGTTTGCTTCGATATCGAACTGTTCAACTTCTTCCCGAACGATTTCAGCGAACTCTTGCGCACTCGTCGCAAGATGCTGAACAATAGAGTGCTTTACGCCCTCTACCTCGATTCTAAGGATTGGAACAGGATAGCTCATGGTTATGGACTCCTCCAGTTGGAGACGTAGACCTAGGCAAGTCTACGAATTAATATCGACACCTGATTACCGTGTGCCGAATCCCGTCGGGCCTGTCAGTCCACTCCCCAGGGTGGCACCAGCAACCGCTAACCCCGTGAGCCGGGGCAGTCTGTCACCTTCGGCCTCGCGTGTCAAGGCCGTTTTCTTTGTTGACAACTATTCCAGCTTAATGTTACCATTAAGGTAGACGATGTGAATACGAATTCCTTTATCTCTCGCTCTCCGTACCGTAGCCCAGGTACCTGAGCGTACTACTTCCTTATTCGTAGAAGGGCAAGCTACTAAAACATGGGAAAAATCTACTATGCGTTGGTTACGCTTCAGGTACGGAAGCGGTTCATGAATAACCATCCTATCTCTAGATCCTAGCTTTTCGCACCATGCGCGATACTTAGGATCAATTGGAGGATGTATGTGAATTAGCGACTTGTGCTTTCGGCAAGAGGCAATAACTGTCTCATGAAACCATTCATCAGCGCCGACACAATCACCATGATGGACACTCGTAGGTTGGTAGGACACAAGTAAAGTTTCTACCGCCGCGATCTGTCCTATTGTCGGTCCTGAGCGAGAGCCAGTAAATCCTAGGCTAGTCATTTTCCACCACCTTTGTAGCCCACATAGGCGCAAATACAAAATTCACCCCTGAGATACTTTGTTTAATCGCGTAAAGCCAATGGCGTTCTTCGACCGCAAAGTATCCGGGGTCATGATCGTATCCGTCCAGAGTATTGTAACTACTTGGCGAAACGGACAAACCAATTTCCCTTCGAACCAATCCGATTACAACACCGCCTCCGTCTTCGGGCCATATGATGATCGTCTTATTCCGTACGTTTCGATCCGCCCGAATGTTCAAGGGATCTTTACCCTCGAACCAAGGTATTCCTGGACTACCCTCCCTTACGAAATGCCAACTAGCCGGATTTGAGGGAAAGCGACCAATCCCAAGGATATGTTTGTTATTCGCAATTCTCGCTACACAAGCCCTGTGGTGGTACTCTACCCTATCCCCTAATTCAAAGTGCTCCGCAGGGGGAGCAATGTGCCCAGGCTCAATCATGGGCGCTCAATATCCGCATGCTGTTCTCAGTCTCCGAGTATTGTTTTAGCCATCGCTTCTTACCAGCGTTGCGTGCGTACCATGTGACACGCCCCTTAATTGACGGCAATCGATAGATATAACTCGTTCCGGGAGCCGTGATGTACTTTACGAGGATCAGATTATTACCCAAACGAGCTTCCCATTCAATCGGTTTATCCCATTCAATCGCCATGTCCAATCCTAACGCTCATAGTATATACCATCAGAAAGTCGTTGTACGATAACATCGTACTTTGGTTGGGGTATGGGCCTAAAACTTACTAGAGAAGCGTCGCCCATCGGAATACAATAGTATGCCTTGTCCTTCGGGAAATAGCCTGCCCATTTTTTGTGTAGCGTCTCTTCTACGATAATGTCGTGGGGCGTGTCTTCAGGATACTCTACGATCACAGGGAATAATTCACTCGTCTTAATGTTCCGATCAACTGCGTCCTTACGACAAATCATGAAAAGCATTGCTCTCCTTTAGGGTCTATAACCTGGGCTGCGCCATACAATTTCGAGCGGTCCGAAATCAATGCCGAACTGAGTCCAATTCTCGGGATCCCACCAGAATCCAAAAGTCCACTTACGCCACTTCCAAGCTATGTCAGGCAACCCACACTCCTGTTCGCATGTCAATATTATCCGCTTCTCCGGCGAATTCCACTAGTTTATCTACGTCAAAGTGTGGACTGAAGATCGTTCGATTCTTGTAGCGAAAAGATTCGCGCGTCTCATGCTCTACGGCGGTTAGCACCGCCTTGAAAGCTGTATAGACAATTTCACTTCTGGTCATATACCAAGACAGCTTCCACTTGCGTCCCTTTTGCGTACAAGACTCTCCCGATACGATATCGCGTGCTGTAAATGCAACTTGTAGATAAGGTTTGCCTGCTTGATCTTGCGTTAGAATGAAATGCCAGTTAAGGTAGGCAACCTCATCAAGAATTTCTTTCATGTCTTCTAATGTAGAAATCACTTAGTCATCGTCCTTTCTGCGAGCGCAGTACGAGCGCGTCGCTCAACGTGAACGAAGCCCGTGTGCGTATCCGTCATCTTGGCTGCGAACTCCTGGATCCAGACTAGCCCCCGCTCTAGATGCCCTACGCGGGAGTCTATGATTCGTTCTGCGATAGCATCGACAAGTGGTAGCCAAAACGGCCACATCGGCGGTAGCGACCCGCTCTCTAGAAGTGGTGTGACCTGTGTGCCAATTAACTGCGCACACTCGTCGCGTGTATCCTTGTTCACGATGTCGTCACCTTCCCGTTGACGCACCTAGCAGGGCAGCGCACGAACACCCGAATGCCGTCAGGGTGACCCGCATAGATACCACCTAGTCCATTGCAGCGAGGACAAGTGCCGTCAATCTCTTGTTGCTCGCGGGTTACACGCGGCAAATCTTGAAGCATTTTGGCGATGCCATTTATCGGGGCGTCCGTCACTATCCCTCCTCATCACTGAACAATAGATTGAACCAGCCAACCTTTTGAGTCACATTATCAAGAACTCTCTTATCAACCGTAGCCTTTGCATTGATGTAGATTATTTCGGCTTGGTTCTTTTGGCCGGGGCGATAGATGCGACCCACAGCTTGTAGATTTTTGGCCGGACTCCAACTTCTGTCTAGGAAGATACAATACTGTGCCGAAGATAGGTTAATCGATTCGCCGCCAAGATCAATAGTCGAGAGAAATAGTTGTTCTTCCTTCTTAGGCCATTGAATCTTCCACTTTTCGAAACGTGTTTGCTCTGAATCTTTTTGCTCCATGTGGATATACGGAATAGCCTCACGAAGTAATCGGCCGTTCTTGTCCCGTTGTTCGTCTAGCCGTTTCTTCAATAGCTCTAATGGATCACGGAAATTTGAGAACACGACCACTTGCTGTCTTGCCTCGACATCCCACTCCATACCTTCAAGCAACTCCATTACTGCATCGAGTTTACTTGATGGTTCCGTAAGTCTAACTTCTTGAACAAGACGATCCAGTTTCGGATCGTAGTACGAATCGACTAGTTCGGGCGTAGCTACTGCAATCTGTCGTAGACGTTGAAGTTGCGAAACAACGTTCGGTGAATGGATAGGAACACCCTGCTGATCGAGCATTCTAAGTTCTTTAACAATCTCCTTATACATACGTTTCTGCGTCGGATTAAGCTCTACTTCAACATCATGAAAGATTGGCTCTAAGATGTCTTTGTGTACTTCAGCCATTCTCCTACGTGGACCAAAGGACCGGCGCATGGCAATGAACTCATCGATCCTCGATTCGCGTACGCCTACGATCTTCGCGTAGCCTGTCCAGTTTTCCTCTTCACAATACTTCCTACGGAACCTCCAATACGACGTGTATACGTCCGGACGAAGGAAATTTAGAATCGAGTATAGCTCAGCGGGATTGTTAACGAAGCCCGTCCCCGTCATGGCATGCCGGAAGCGTGCGTACTTAGACTGCTTCTTTAGATTTCTACCCCACTGTACATCTTTCGATTTGATCTTATGTGCTTCATCGATTAATACAACATCCCACTCAAGGGCATTACGAGCAATTCCCTCTTCGAAAATGTCTTTGAGTACCGAACGATTCTCAAAGACGTGATAGTGAGACAAGACCATAACTTTTTGGTCATGATCCATAAGCGCATGTATTAGATCATCAATATCAGATTCTACCCGTAAGTCTTGGAGAATCACTTCTTCTGTAATGCGAGAACTCACATTGAAGATCTTCCACTCGTCTGTCTTTAAGCATCGAGGGATGCATTCGAAGAACGCACCCTTACCCGACTTCGTGGTGACGATCAAAACATTCGCAGCGGGAAGCTCCTCAGTTTTTTTCTCAATCCACCACAGGCCGGTGCTAGTTTTAAACGTGCCCATCTCCGACCAGTTGGCCGAGTAGTCTAACTTGTTAAGGAACTCCAGATCTTCAAGCTGGAACTCATGAGGCTCATACTTCTCCTCAACGGGTGTAAATTTAAGGCTTACCATTTATTTCCAATCACCCGATTTTGGCTTGATCAAATTGAATTGTGCGTCCAGAGCGGATTCTTGAAGTTGCTTGTTAGTCATTTTTAATCTCTTACGTGCAAGCTTGAGTATTCTCTGTTCCTCCTTCTTTTCCGCTGCGCTAGGAGAACGATCAATCCACTTCCGATACGCTGGATCGATCATTGATCCAGGTCCAACGGGCGCAAACTCTTCAGGAGTTTTATCTGCTTTCGTATGGTTACACGTATAGCAACTCAATACGAGGTTGTCGAAATTGTTTGCACCGTTTCGAGACAAAGGAATCAAGTGATCTTTGGTTGGGTAATTCTCCTCTAGTCTATTTATCTGAATATCTTGCCTCGTCATCTTAGAAACATCTAACAGATCCATTTTGCAATAGTAACATTTCCACCCCCCATCACGGTTGGCCAAGCGTACTAGAAGATTAGTGCTTTTTCCCTTTGTTTCATTAGTCATTCATTAATACCTCTTAAAATATCGAGAGTCGTAGGTACTTGTGCTAGCCAACCCGCATCTGGTACGGATGGTGGGAAGATTGCTGCACGATGCCCACACTCACACGTCATACGAGTCTTGCTACCGACAACCCATAACATAGGCTGCCAGCAATTCACGCATCGCGGAGTGCTCACCCGAACTTTTTCGTCTGACGATCTTTTCACTCTCGGGTTACCCGCGCTCGGGTTACCAAAATGATCAATGGCTTCTCTTCACCGTCCCGCACGACTAGACGCTTGCCTTGTAACTCTACTTCAAAACCGTAATCGTCCTCGATGAATCGTTTCAAGTCAACTCGAAACTCTTCGGCTGTCAAAATTACTCCTGTAGATTCATACTGTGTTTGTTAGCGAAAATTTCGGCAGAGACTTGGGCCAACGCTTGTTTCGTGGGATCTAGAATACGAAGTTTCATGTTCTGCTCGCGTAGCGTTCGATATCTGCGTTGCCATCTCCGGCAGGCAGTAGTACGATGGCAAAAATTTGCTCCATTCCTAGCACCTTTAATTGGCTCTCCGCAGGATAGGCATATAGGTCGATTCTCGTAGTAAACCTCACGCTTAGCAAAGTCGAAGGAACTACCGATTGCGAGGTATTCTTCAAGTCGATCTGCATTACGTTCCAGCCAACGTTCCTCACGACACCAGGGGCACAACCGTCGATGTGATTGGTCACGTAGAAATAGACGGTTGCACCCCAGGCATCGAGATTTTGTAGATCCTATGCATTCAAAACAGAATCCACTATTTGGATCTAGTTCGTCTACGAAATGCCCACAAGCGGGGCAAACTTCTTGCTCGTATATCGGGCTAGCTGAACTCACATAGTCGCATCAAATTACTGATGTGACTCCTTCGGAGATTATAGACACCAATGACATCCTTCTCTACCTGACCACTTCATGTAACCAGCCGTTAGTGCCTGACCCATCGGCGACAACCATGGCGCATATTGGTTAGCACCGCCAGCACTAGGCATTTTGAAATTGGGGATGATGAACCCCCGCCCTCTCAAGTTCTCCTGTGCGTGTCGCCAATACGGAGCGAATGTCGAATACCTAAATTGCATCCACCCGCCTACCGTATCGGCTCCGAGGTAATCATCACCTATATGGTAGCCGGACCAGCGCCTCCCACCGAACCATACCCAATAGCTATGACCACCCTCACGATCGGAAATCGAATACAACCAATCGTAAGTACCGGGATAGATTCGTTGGACCCATCTGATCGCAGTCAACCAATCATTAATTACAGGGAGTGTGCGATCTTTTACCCATTTCTCGTATTTTACTCTAGCTTCCCACGAACGGTCCATCCACAAGTTTGCTACATATCGTGCGTAGCCACAAGCATGAGGCGCAATCTGTCTCTTGCTTGTCTTTGTGAGCGGAACGCCTCGCAACTTTTGCCATCTCCAAGTCGAGTGTTTGAAATAGTCAATGCCCCTACCAACGTCGGGGCATTGTTGCTTCTTCACTTGTGATCTTGCCTCTCCTTGCGGTGTTGCCGTGTTGATCGCACATAGTAGTGATATTGTGCTTAGTACCACGACTAGACGCAGTATGAGAGCTACCTCCTACTCGATTACAAAAATAGCGAGAGAGGATCAGAAGCTATGAATTGTCCGGGGGTTTGGACTTTTCAAAATGATCCTCTCTCGCCCATACGTCTTCCCAGGGGATTGGGGGAGGGAAGACGCGGAGAAGCTTAGACAGTTACATCGTGGCTGTCAACGTCCCAGGGCCATACGCCTGTCTGCAACGTATCCAGCGCCTTTAGCAGTACAAAACCTGCATCAGTTAGACCACCGAACACATAGCTTCCCTTCTCCCCCTGTTCGTTATGAGCCATCTTATAGCCAGCGAGATTGAACGTATAGATCGGCACTCCGTACTCACGCCGAGCACCGTAGGACGCACGGGCCTGCTCGTCGGTAATAATCACGATTCGGTCGTGGTGATTATAGTGAGTATCTACTGCCTGCCACGTTGCCGTACCCCCACCACCATTACCGACAATCTTATCGATGGTCTTCAAGACACTATGCGCGGGCCAAATCTTTGAGGAATTAGTAGAGAACCAGACAAGATCACTAGACCCACGATTACGCAGTGCGAGGGCAGATCCGAATAGCGCAGCTAGTTCATATCGCTGCACAGTCGAGCGAGAAGAAATAGGTGCCCACATAGATCCCGAAACATCGACTAGGATTAGCGTACGACCGTCCAGCGTTGGAATGTTCTTGACGGATAGATCCAACGCCTCCTCGATTTCACGCGCATACGAGAGAGACTGCGTAGCCTTCCATGCCGAGTAGAACCGAATCGGAAATTGTCGAGATTTCGCCACTTCCTCCGGATTAGTCAGCTTGCTACGAATGTAGTTCTGCGACTCCTTCGAAATGTTTGCCTCATCAAAGTTTCGAAGGTTACGCAACAGAGCCATGTAACCCATCTGAGGAATGATATTTTCCCACGCCTCTGCATCCATCGGCCCCTGTAGCCAACCGGATAGAGACTCCCAAGACATACCCTGTGGAATGCCATTCTTCAGCATCGACTCACGACGAGCCTCCACAGGAATATCGTTTGCGAACTTCAATGCACGAATCATGGGAATTTCGGAGGGAGTGCCGATATCCTCGCGCTTATGTCGTGTGTCGAGGAGATACTTGTAGAGTGCGGACTTCTCCGCAGTTAACGGCTTAGGATGCACTAGGTCAATTACGTCACCCATGCGCCATGCACGACTCTGCCCATCATACCGCAGTGCGGAGTATTCCGTGTATAGACGCTCTACTGCATCTGCTACCCCACGCTTTAACGGCTGTGGAAAATTCTTCCCGTACTCCTGCGACCAGTATGCAAGAATCTCGGCAGGCTCATCGGCGCGAGACATCGCACTATCAACTACACCACGGGCCTTCTCGCCCTTCGCGTGGACGTAATGCGCTGCGAGTACGATTGACGCGGAACGCATCTGCATAACATTTCGGAGATACGGAATGAAACTACGAATCCAACCCGGATCTTTATCCGTAACCTTATGTGCTAGTTCTTTGAAGCGAAGATCGCGATCTTTACCAGACTCGTAGAACGTATCTTCTGCGACCATGTTAGTGACCGCGAGTAGGAATAATTCCGTCTTTGCGTCGCGCTCAAAACCTAGACCACCTTCGTACGTAGTACCGCGTACTCCCGTAGTCCGCATCGGACTAGACACGTTGGGACGTGCCTGCCTGCCCGAGAATTTAGTCATTACCTCTCCTTTAGAATCCTGGCTTATTATTTCGCTCTGCCAGTGCTTGGCAATTAGAACACTTACCGTAGCCGCCAACTTTTACCCAAGCGCGCTCATCGCAAACGTAGCACCAACCCGGTTCAAGTGCGCGAGTAGCATTAGCTACGAAAGGTAAGTTACCCTGCGTGAATTGCTCTCGCACTAAACGTCGAGCATGATACTCAACGCTAAGCGGCTCAAATGACGGTTCTACACGAACATGTAGCATTATTGCTCCTATGTAGGATTACCTAGTTAGCATCATGTTTTCTCCTCTCTTCTGTAGATTAAAAGTACGGGCCTATGTGTCATCTCGATTACCCCGCACCCGACGACATGGCTGTGACAGATAGCTTCCGTCGTCTTTATAGGCTCGTCCGCCCCGCACTTTCAATTCCGTGTAGTCGTTGCTGTCACACTAAAACTACAGCGGCTTTCAGTGGACTTCAAGGCGGTAGTGGTGTTTCACCACCTCACCAGTCGTATCCATGTAGTAGGGTTGTGTCACCCACGTTACATTTGCCGAAGCCGGATACAATCTGCCCGACATGCCTATTGCTTATGAGCTACGTAGGCTCGCCCATTGACCGAAGTTGTGGCGATTTGTGTGGAACGCGAACCGTTCACCTATGCGTGTCACTTATATGCACCTACGTAGCTCAATGCAGTAGTAGTCGTTGAACATGCGTCCCGGAATAACATGCCGTTGTTAACCACTACTGCATTCAACTACGTTAAACGGGAATTATATGGCATCTCGATTAGTCCCGCTCTGTATCCGCACTAGGCTCGCTCTGTTTAAAGCACTGCGGCGACTCTAAACAGATAGAAGTTTAACCGTTCATTTCTCGGATTCACTTCTTTTACCAGTCACGCTCGCTACGTGATCTGCCCGCCAAGCCTAAAATATATGGTCAGAGAACTTTGTGGTCAAAGGTGTTTTCACCAATTGAAGTAACCCTTGACCTGCGCACCTGACCATGACCGCACTAGTCCACGTAGAGAACAAACTGATAAAGGTATTTGACCTCATGTCAGGTGAGAAGTAACCCTTACCTACGCACCTACGCAAACATTAAGTACCGAGAACACAACGAGCTAGGAAGTTTTATCCATGCATTTCCAATTTCTGCCACAGTTACCGAAGTAACCGACTGGATTCGAACCAGTATCACGGGAAGTATCCCAACCCTTCGCATCGGTACATGCCCCAACCCGGAGTCGAACCGAAGTATCCCAATTCTACGCATCTATCTCTAGAGAACCTAACGAATTAGGTCAACCTAGTGGGGCAAGTTGGTTAGAGAACTAGTCGATGTAGGTGACTGGAGGATTTGAACCTCCAACGGGGAAACCCCGGCTTTACCAAGAAGTAACCCACGTCTGCGCATCTAACCAAAGTTGGAACGAGAACTAAAACGGTGTAGGTTTTACTTTTAGCAGAAGTAACCCACACCTTCGCATCGTTCCAATTAATCGTAGTGGGAACCATTTAGAGTAAGTGGCTAGTTTCTCAAGACTAGCCTTCCTGCTTTTGGTGAGAAGTAACTCACTCTCTCGCATCACTACGAAATATTGTGCAGAGAACTAAGCGGACTAGGTAACGTTTGGCGCTCTACCAATTGAGCTACACGCAAGAGCCGATCAACTGCGTGACGGGACTCGAACCCGTAACCTCCCTCGCCAGATGAGAAGTAACCCACTCCTACGCATCTGCACAAAATTGTCAAAGTTCAGTGAACCAATACAAAGGTGTGTCACGAAGTAGACCTACCTCCGTACCGGCTCGCGGAGCAGCCTACTCCCCTGCGCCGTCAGTGTCAAGCGTTGTCAGAAGCGGCAACGGACGACCGCTCCGGGAAGTTCAGGCGTGCGATGTCTCCAAGCGCAGCCTCGGCAGTAAGATCATAGGCAATTGCAGCCTCAATATCAGAGTTATAAACTCCAATACGAGTCTCGCGACCGGCCTTAAAGATCTTAGCCTCATACCGATCATCATCGGTTTTATGAACTCCCGTGTACGTAGTCATGAGCGCATCGTCCCATCTGTGTTATATAACGATGACAATTTGCGCAGAGATCTTCGAGATTTGTTAGATCATTGTTTGTTGGATCGCCATCTCGATGATGAACGTCGATTTGACAAAGATGCTCTGCTACAAACCCGCATCGGGAACAAACACTCGATTTGGTATATTTCCCAATTTTACGTTTCTTCTTGCTGGCCGTTATTGCATTAAGGCAAACCCATTTTCGTTCTCCGTTAGCGAGCCTTCCCTTATTTTTAATTGGGATGTAACCACAAATAGAACACGTAGCCATCCTAGTTAAGCCCTCTATATCCGAAAGTCTATGCCGTTCAGACCAGCTATATTGGCCGAGATTGGGAATCTCTATCAAGGGACTTGAACGAAGTTTCTTAAGTGACATAGCCTCAGGAAAGGGGAGCATTTAGCTCCCCAATCCTCAACCTATTGCTACCTACGCCTCTGCCT